GATTACAAGTATGTAACTTCAGAACAGTTCCAAACAAAAATGATGAATAAAGTCCTTGGTAGCGTACAGGGTATGATGCCAAAAGTATTAGAAAAAGGATTACCTGATATGACTGGGCCATCATTACCAACACCACCTACTATGAAAGAATTAAAATTTTAATTGGAAATACCCGATATAACCATCCCTGAAATATACATTCCAAACGTTCCAGAAATATATAGTCCGCATTATCTAACTATTACAAAGCCACCTGATATTGATGTTCCTGGTTGTACCTATCAACATCGTGATATAAAAAATACTGGTAATCGTAATTTATTACTGGAAGATCCAAATGGTGTATTTACAACGTGTGATTTTCCGTTTCCTAGTTTTATTCCTCTTGACTATACACCTGAGAATCTTGTCATTACAGAAGAAGTTCCTGTTAACAATGAAACCCCACCCTTACCAGAATCAAAGCAACCAGAGATACCAGAAGTTAAAGAAGATAAAGATATTGAATTAGAACCCTGTCCTAGTAAAAAAGATCAAAGAGTAGGAGACTTTCGTAACGAAAAACGATTGGAACGTGTTATCGGACATGAAAGAGGGCAAGATGGGGTTGAATGTATCACTCTGTATGAAGACGTACCTTTTGTGGATCAATACATCCCAGAACCTAGCACTATTGTCTCTACTGCTGTTATCGGCCTTGTGGCTGCGAGTTCTCCTCTTATTCTCAATATAATAAAACCAGCTATTAAAAATATATTTAAGAAATTAACTACTAAGAAAAAAGATAAATCTACTTAAGTTTATGAGTATGTGGGATAACTTGATTTGGCGGGATAGTAACAATAATATCTTCACAGGTAATAGCACTAGGAGTATTAGGCTTAAAGGTAACTCCATCTTTTGCCATTTTTGCACACATCTCCAAACGATATAAACTAATTTCCATTTTGGTTTTCTTTATTAATAACTTTTGAGCTTCAATATTTACTTTTGCTGCTTGATGACATAACGCACCACCTTTACCAAGAGGAATATTAAATTGCATACTTATTCCATAATTAAGGTTGTAATTATCTTTTTCAAATCTTGGTGTTTCTTGAACATATTTAATTTCTCCTGTATTTTCATCATAAATATTTTGTCTTGTAACGTATTCTTTGGGGCGATTAAATGACCAAGCGTCTGTTAAATATGGTGTAACTGTCATACTAGGAGAACTACAAACAATTCCTTGACTCATTCTGTTCTGAGGTAATCCTGATGGCATTATTTGCGTTGCATTATTATTAACCACTCCCTGTGCATTTGAGCTAGGAGAAGCAACTGTTGTATTAGCCAAAACCCTTGCAGGGCAAAGGATTACAAGAATTATTGACCAAATGTAGTTTGTGTTTCTGTTGTGGTGCTTGTATTTATTTGACGAGTTATGGTTGTTGTTGTGTCTAATCCTGGAGTTATCAGTGTTTCTTGAAGAGAGAATGCTGCTCCATCTGTATTTATTGACCAACGAGGTATAGCTTCTAAGTTTGGTGAAGTCCAACTAAAGTTTACCCCTCCAACTGTCTGTTGGTTCGTAGTCGTAGGAGTAGGGTTGATATATCCCGTTTCAGATTTGATATTATGTCCACTTGCTGCGTAGGAGTATCCTGTGCGATATTGATGGCTCGTGATCGTTTCATTAATTATTGATTCAGATGTGCTGGATGTTGTAGATGATCCCGAACGAAACTGCGGAACTACAGGAACAGCAAGTGTTCTTATAGGTAATGTTAATAAAACCAGCAACCAAAGTCTAGTCAATCGTAATAGTAACTTTAGTAGATCCTATGCAACTTGTACCCGATCCACCTGCGGTACAGGTATGGACTCCAGAACTCAATGACGTTAAACCGAGAGATCCAGCAGTACCGCCTGATCCGATAGTAGTCTGTCCACCTAATACTGGTAATGCTGCAATACCCGAACTAGGAGTTACAGCAGATGGTGTAGCATCTCCCATTATTACTGATTCTGTTTTGCTAAAGGCTGAACCTGCTGTTGTGATAGTTGTATCTGTTTGAAGCATCGCTGGAACGCCATTAGATAACGAACCAATATTAATCCCACCAATCTTTCCTGATGTTGTGGTATCTCCTACAGTTACAGATGGTGTGATGTTGTTTCCACTTAGTGAATAAGTAGTTCCTACCTTGTTTGTAACGACATAAGGCATATCCACAGTGATCTGGGCAGAGGTTACAAATTCTTGTTTTATATCAGCGTAAGCTGGTGCTGATACTAAGAATAAAAAAGGAAGTAATCTTTTCATGTGTCTAGTTTTCCGTTGTTTTTTATGCCTTTCCCAGTAATGGGATCGACTCTGATAACATCAGGTTTAGTGGTAACTAATTCTATTGGCTGTTTTATTATGATAGTTTGAGTACCTCCAGAGGAGTTACTAACTACACCATTTTCTCCTTCTTCTTTCTTTTTCTTCTTTGCTCCCTGTGCTGCATTAACACTTATTCCAAGACCTCCAAGAATATTTCCTAATAAACCAGCAGCAAAAGTGCTATCAACTCTTGGCTGGTCTGGGATTTCCATCCCAAATAGTTTATTAGGTAGTTTTATATATCCAAGAGATAAGACTACTAAACACCAAGTCAAAATAAAAGCTTGAGCTACAGTAGAAACTAAAAAGGTGATTTTTTCCTGATAATCAGGTTTATCATCATCTAGTTCTTGTGGTTTTGCTGGTAGATCTTTGGTTTTGTCTGCCATAACTGGGGTTTATTAGTCATACTATACATAAATATAGCTTAAAACAATGCCAGAAGTTTATGCAGCGTTAATAGGAGCAGCCGCAACAGCTTTTGTTATGGTTTTATCTAATATGAGCAACCGCAGAGAAAAAACTATTATTGATATATACAACAGATTAAACAAGCTATCACAAGCCGTCAGTAGGTTAGAAGGCAAGATACAATAACGTGTGCTATGTTTGGAAAAACAGACAAATCATGGTCAAAATTCTAAAACCCATACTATTACGCTTTCTCACAACGACAACTTGTAAAAGATTAGTTGTAGATTTGCTGAGAGCAATTTGTAAGCAGACCTCAAATAATCTGGATGATCGTGCAGTTGATATTTTAGAGAAACAACTCTTCCCAGTAAAATGAAAAAGAGAAAATTTTTAAACATCGAGATAGAAGATGCTCCACTGGAGCTTGAGCTATCGGTGGAACAAAGATGTCGTGACATACTAGCCTCTGATGATGTCTACAGCATCAAACGGTATTGCACTCATCTTGTAAGGCATCAAATGAAACAGGATGTATTTCTTGCATCCTTACTAGGCCGTCTTGTAGAACTTGAGGCTTTTTTTGCTGCTCACCAGGTAAGAAAAGATAAAAAAGGATTTATTAAACGCTTCTTTCGTATTCCTTAAGTTCTTCATCTGTAAAGTCTTTCACCAATAATTTCTGTAATTTATCAATTTCAAAGTTAAATTTAAGAATTGCTGTTTTTATATGTTCTGCGACCCAGCGGCCCTCTTCATAAACTACTTGAGCTTTGTTTCTTTCATTAATAAACACATAATGATCCTGTCCTTTTAATTGGACATCTAATAAATTTTTTTCTAAGTTTTTACGTCTAATTTCTTTCAACGCTCTCAGTTTTTTTGAATCACTCATTTTCCAGTTCTGCTATCCTTTTATTTATAGCATCATATCTTACACAATATTCCTTAAGATCTAACCGTTCAAACCAGAATTTTTTCTGTAATTCTGCAAGCTGGTCATAATAATTTTTGATCAGGTCTTTGTTGGTTTGCTCCATAATTTTATAAGAAGTTCAAGTTCAGCAACTCTTTTTTTTGCTGCTGCGATTTTTTGTTCTGTTGTCATGGCAATCTTTTATGATTCCAATCTATTTCCATCCACACTCCATGATTAGGTTTATCTGAATAAGGAAACCATTCATAAGATGTATCATCCTCTTCATCAAAATAAACTTGCCCACTATAGGGGTTTAGAGGTTGGCCGTGTTTGTTTCTTTTTATCATTGTGTATAAGAAAAGGGGTCTTACATGACTAAGGAGGATGCTGGACTATCAATGCCCCTATAAATCAGGCTGGGATTGCTTCTGAGTTTCTACTTCTTACAGGTAATGTAAAATCATTCACCCTCACCTGAATGGATGCTCCAGCACTGCCATCTCTTTTCTCAAAAGTATTAAGGTTGCCAGATCCTGTAACGGTAATCTGACTGCCTTTCTTGATATAGTCCATGACAACATCTCCTCGGTTGCCCCATACAGTGCAATCAATTTGAACAGTAACATCTTGAATGTCTGTTAATAGTCTGAAGTTTGTAACTTTTGTTCCAGTTGTTGTTTCTTTCTGTACTGGGTCTGAGGCTAGGTTGCCAACGGCTGTAATGCTTAACATGATAATTTAATTAGTTAGGGTTGTTAGTTTTCATCTGCCAATCATTAATATCTAATCGGTTGTACCGAATAGTGTTATTAAGGATGACAGTCCATTTTGGGCCACTGGGATGACCCTTACGAGTTTTGGTTCTCCAAAGTCGCACAGTTTGAGGTTTTACACCAAGCTCTTCAGCCAGTTGATCTGAGGTTATAAGTTCATTCATGAATCCTCCTTCTCTAGAATAAGTGTCAGTAATCCATCTCTTTGATCTTCACTAATAGCATTAGTTTCATATCGTTTTGAAATGTTTTTCTTTAACAAACCGAGCTTGTCTTTATTGTCTGGTTTATTAATGAAGGCTTCACATTCTTTGATGAACTTATCACTTTCGGATCTATCTATTGGTTTATTACTTGAGATAGTTGGTTTACTATCATCAGGCTTTAACCATGCCTTGTCCTTATCGTATAAAGACAGGCCAAATTGATCTCCAAATTGCATCAAAGCACGTTTTCTAGCATCAGATTCAGCTTCTTTGATCGCTGATTCATGTTTTTCACCAATACTGCCCATACGACCATGACCAGAGCCATAACCTTCTCTAATAACATCACCGACAGTAATTCTTACCTTTGCAATATAAGAAACACATTTTGGATCTTCTGCAACAAGGCCA